ATGACGGGCCGTTGACCGCGCTCATCGCTGCTGGGTCCATGTATCCCGGCACGGTCCCTGTGTCCCGCACTTTCCCCTTTTTGAGGTTGGGCGCGATCACCGCATCTCCCTTTCGCGCGTCCGGGCTCGACAGTTCGGCATTCCGGGCGAACGTCCAGGGCTTCACCAAGCCGCTGGCCAATGCGCGTGGTGCCGCCACAGCCTCCGCAGAGGACCAGGCCGACCGCATCGGTTCCGCGATCAAGGACGCGATCGACGGCGCGACGTTGACGCTTGAGGGCGGTCAGAAGGCGCGAATAGTGTGGATCCAGACAATCGCCGTGCGCGACGGTGACGAAGCTGACGCGTGGATGGTGACCGTGACGTTCGGTGTCGAGGTGGCGGGGTAATCGCTTGGCGCGGGCCCAATGAAATGTTAGGGTTGTGGCATGCCGTTCGAAGATATCTGTGCAATCCTGTCCGTGATGCCTTGGTTGCTGCTGTTCGGCTATATTGCCTTATGTGAGGGTCTCCCAGCTTGGATGGATTATCAGGACCTTCGCGATGAGTTGCGCGCAACAGCCACGGAAGACTGATCGCGCAGCAAACCCGCCGTAATCACGGATACACCTCGCCCCTAGAACCTGCCGAAACCTGCAGGAGCTACCCGCGATGTCCGTGCCAAGCATTGTCAAAGGCCAGTATGCCGACGTCGCGGTCTTCTCGCCGCCCAGCGTCTCTACACCGGTCATTCTCTGCGGCCTCACCTCGCGAAACCTGACCCACCAGTTCAACACGTCCGACGAATATATCCGCGACTGCGCGGACCCGACGATGGTCCCTTTCCGCGTCGTCAACGTGACTGGCGAGCAGTTCAACATCTCCGGCACCGGGCTTTTCAATCGGCAGCAGGCATCCCTTCTCCGCACGATCGCCGGCCAGTCGCTGAAATATCGCTTCCTGCTGAGTGAGCCCATCGGTGATCCGGTCGATGCCGGCTATTACGAGGGCTATTTCGTCTGCTCCGATATCCAATATGGTGCGGCGGATGGAGCGAATATCACCGTTCAGCTGACCTTTGTTTCCGATGGCCAGATCCTTTGGGTGCCGACTGCCGGCGAAACCACGCTCGCCGCGCTGACGATGACGCCGAACACTGTCGCTAGCGGCGTTGCCTATTCCGGTACGGTTGTCGTCACGACCACTGGTTCGACGCTGACCGCGACCAGCAGCGATTCGACAGTTCTTACTGTGAGCGGCACTGGCGTATCGCGCACGGTCTCCGGCACCTTCTCGGCAGCTGGCTCGAAGACGATCACGCTGACGGAAACGCTGGCAGGCGCGACCAACACGCCACGCGTCTCGACCAAGACGCTGACCGTCACCTGATCCCGTGCAGTCGTTCACGTCGGTCTTTATCGGCAACGGCGAATATCGCTGCGCATATGGGCTGGAGCAGTACAAGGAACTCGAGCGACTTTGCAACGCGGGCGTGGGCGAGATTTACGCCCGCACCTCGAAGGGCCGCTACGGGTTCCTAGACGGCGAAATCTACCCAGAACTGGCGGAATATCGCGTGCTGGAGTTGCGCGAGGTCGTGCGCCAGGGATTGATCGGCGGCGGCGCGGCGGTGATCGACGGCGCAGAGATCAAGATTGCCGATTTCCGCGTCGATGAAATCCTGAGCACCTATTTCTTTGGCCTGTCGGATCAGCGTCTCGGGCTCACCAAGCTTTGGGCTGCGGCCTATCGCATTCTGCACGATCTGACCCACGGATACTCGCCGCCAAAAAAAGCCGAGCCGGTGGCAAGCCCGGCGACCCCAAAGAAAGGTTCGACTACGCGGCGGCGCTCACGAACTGCGCCATGATGAGCATCCCGCCATCGGAAGCCAAAAAGCTGACGTGGTGGGAATATCAGGCGCTGCTCTGGAACTGGAACGACCGCCACAAGCTGGAGGATGAGCCACCTGAGGCGCCAGATGCTGATCATGTAGCGATGCGCCAGAAACGGCTAGTGGCGAGCGGGTTCGGAAGGATGATTCACTGATGGCCGAAGTTGTCGACTCCATCATCGCCGAGCTGATCGTCCGCGATAACGGCTATGTCGCTAATTTCGACAAGGCGACTGCCGCGCATGAGCGCTTCACCAAAAGCATGCCGAAGGTGGCGGGCGGACTCGATCTGAGTGGCGCTGAGGCACAGAAATACGCGAACCGGCACAAGAAGGCAGCCAGCGAAGTCGCCGCAGCTGAGGAAGCCACCACAGCCAAGGTTACGCGCACCCGAAAGGCTCGGGCCGATGCCGCTGTCGCGTCCGATGAGAAAGAGGTTCGCTCAGCCAAGGCAGCGGCAAGGGCCAAGGCGGATGTGGAGATCGCCGAAGCCGAACGCTCGGCCAGGTATCGCCGACTGGCTGAGCAGGCCGCTTCAAATCGCGCCATCCCGCAATCTACGTCTGGTCGCATCGGTGCGACAGTCGCCAATGAGGCTTCCGGACAGCGGCCTATCCCAGCCGCCGTCATGGCAGGCGGACAGGCCGAGCAAATTGCCGCAGAGACCGAAGTCAACCACCTGCTCGCCGATCGCTTCGACCTTGCCTTAAGGGCGCGCTCTGCGGAGGGGATGGTCAAGCGTGAACTGCAAGATCAAGTCGACTGGCTTCGTCGCATCAACACGTATAAAGCGGCCGGTCTCACCGAAGACCAGGCTATCTTGCGCGCTGAGTCCGAGACGTTGGCGGTCGAGAAGCTGCGCGCAATCGCTGCCGAGAAGCAGGCAGCCAAGGGCACCACGCGCGGAGTTGAGCAATTCGCCCGCGGTGCCGGCGCCTATGCTGCCTTGGGCGGCGGCCCCGCGATCGCCGGCCTCGCCCTCACAGCTGGCGTTGCGCTCGGTGCCGAGGCTATCAGCAAGGCAACGGAATATGCCCGCGCGCTCCAGGATGTGGCGAAGGAAGCCGGGCTCACCACCACAGCACTTCAGGTCTACCAGCACGCAGCTGCACAAGATGGCGTCACGCAAGAGCAACTGAGCGCTGGCCTGCGCCTGTTCTCTGAAAATCTCGGTAAGGCCCGCACGGGCTCCGAGGAACAGATCAAGGTGTTTCGAGCGCTCGGCATCAACATCCACACGGCGGCAACGGCCGGCGAACTTCTCCCGACGCTAGTGAATCGCATCTCCAGCATTCCGGACCAGGCCAAGCGTGCACGGGTTGAACTGGCGCTGTTCGGTGAATCCGGCGCCAAGCTCGATGGCATGCTGTCAGGCGGCAATGAACGCCTCGACAAGCTGTCTGACGCGCTCCAGAAGAACAACGCGATCCTGTCGGCGACAGATATCGCGAAGCTGGACGAGATTTCGAAGAAGCTGGCAGAGGCCAAGGCCGTCCTGATGACGGACATTTCGTCGGTCGTCGCTCATAACGCGAGCGCCATCCTGACGCTGGTTGAGGTCTTCGAAAAGGTGGCCGGAGCCGTTACGACTGCGGTCAACGCGCTCGCAAGGTTCAACCGGTATGCCGCGATCGGCGCGAAGCAAAGTCTTGGCCTGCCGGTAGATCAAGATATCAAGAACTTGGCGCTCGACAATCAGGAAGACCGGATTTCCGGCATCCAGAAGGGGCTGGGCCTCGATAGCAAATTCGCAAGCCCGCAGCCTGGCGGCGTCAATACGAAACTGCTGAACAGCCTTGGCTTCCCTAAAGGCCCCAAGGGCAAATCTGCCTCGCAGATCGAGGCCGAACGCCTAGAGCGGGATCGCAAGTTTACGGCCGAAGAGGAGCGCGAACAGCAGGCGCGGTTGAGCTATCTATCGGAGCTCACGTCAGACACCCGCGATCAAGACGAATATGCGCGCCAGCGGGTTGAGATTGAGCGTGTTGCGCGAGATCGCGAACTGAAGGACGACGCGGCAAAGACGATCGCCAGCCAGAAGCTGAAGGGCGCTGAGGCGGCACAGGTGAATGCGCACCGCGATACCCTGATCGCGCTTAACGACAGGAACGCGCAACTCCAGCTGGACGCCATCAATCGCAAGGAAACATCGCGTTATCTCGAGGAGGAAGCCGCTCACCTTCAGACGGCGGCCGAGACGCAGACAGATATACTGAACTCGCAACTCGCGCTGGCGACGACGGCAAAAGAGCGCCGCGAAATTGAGTTGCGCTTGCTGGCCATCGCGACTGAGCAGGAGCGCGTGTCCCTGCAAAAGCTGATCGATGACAAGGCAACGACGCCTGCTGCGCGCGAGGATGCGCAGGCCCGGCTTGGTGCATTGCCGGGCAAGGCGGCTGGGCAGGCAGCCGAGATCAACAGGCGCGATGCTGGACCATGGCAACAATATTTGCAGTCTCTACCGCATACAGCCGATCAGATCGGCGAGGCTTTCGAAAAGGCTGCGGTCAACGGGGTCGAGCGGCTGAATGATTCACTCGGAACCGCACTATCAAAACTGCTCGGGCTCCACGGCGCGGCCGGTCAGTTCTTGGAGGATCTGATCCAAATCGGCATCCAGGCGGCAGAATCAGCCATTTTCGGCGGCAGTCCCGGCGGCGGCCCTTCATCAGCAGGTAGCGGCGGCCTTATCTCCGGCCTTGGGCCACTCCTTGGCTTTGCATCAGGCGGATCCATGACGGTAGGCGGCAATCCGGGCATCGACCGCAATATTCTGTCGCTGAACGGGCGACCAATCGCGCGCGTCAGTCAGCGCGAAGTCCTGTCGGTGTCGCCGAACGTATCCGCGTCGAATGCTCGCATTGCAAGCCCATCTGCAGCTGGTGTCGTGGTCCACCAGAATTTCGTGTTGGACGCACGTTTCGGCATCACAACGCCGGAACTTCTGAATCACGTCAACGCAGTAGCCAGCCAGCGCGCAGCTGAGGCCGGGCAGGCGAGCTACCGGGCAAGTGTCGCGTCTGTGCCGACCGCCATGTCTCGCTATCAGAGCGAAAGGGGCTAGCCTCAGAGCGGCGTATGAGCTGCGTTGGCGCGAGACAGCGCGGCGGTTCTAAGCGCCAGCGCAGCGGGTGTATCGATCATCACTTCGCCAATGTCGAGGCGATAGGGCGCGGCATTGAAGGATATCGCCAAACCAGCGGTCGCCCATATTGCGCTGATGGCCTGAAAGCTTCCACCGACACTATTCTGGACTGAACTGCGGGTGACAGACGCCGGCTTGCCATATTTTTCAGTCAGCAACGAAATGACGACTTCCTGGCTCTCAATCCCTGCGGTCGGGATCGTAAAGCCAATGACCTTGCCGTCTACGATCATGGCATCCATTTTGCCGGATCGCGCAATTGTCGGCATAGATTCCAGTGGGAACACGATCGTCTCGGTGGCCCATGTCTCGCCAGCATTCACGCGCGCGGCTTGGTGACAAACGACGGGTTGGCGCATCTCATAGCCGAAATCGACGTCAGGCAGTGAGGCGATACGAGGGGTTTTCTTGCATTCTGGGATAGCGAGTGGTTGACCGATCTGGATGCCGAACACCGATTGAGGTGATGCAGCCGCGGCGATCATGAGTAGTAGCGACATGGCCATCTCCAAGCGTCGCGCAAACTACGCTTCCATAGGCGGACGTCAACCTGATCCGCCGTAATCAGTCACAGCCATCGCCCATAGCGTCCGCGCGTGCGCACGCTCCATCTCTGCGTCTTTCAATTTCAGACCCATGACATTCGCGTCATGGGGACGGAGATTGACGGCGGCACCAGCCTCAGCGGCATCAGCGAGCCCATACAGATCGATGGCGGCGGTTTCTGGCAGGCCGATTTCAGTAACGGCGCATTTGGCGGGCGCCAGGATGCCCGCCGGGCCCTGACATTGGCATGGCGGGCGATCAACGCCGGCCTGTCCGGCGGCGCGCAAGCCGTGCTCATGTTCTGTGATCGGCACCACCAACCCATCGCGGCGGGCAGTTCGCTCGTCCCGCATAGCGACGAAACACCCTTTTCCGACGATAGCGAATATCTATCAGGTGGTGCATCCGCATCAGTTTTGGCGGTCAACAATGGCCAGACGGGTGGCCTGAACTGCACCTCACTCGATATCACCATCACATCGGATCGCCCGCTTATCGGCGGCGAACGCTTCACGCATGTTCATCCGGTATGGGGCGACCGCGCCTATGAGATATACTCGGTCGAGACGATGGACACCGGCCTGACGATCAAGTTCCAGCCTCCGATCCGTGGGGGCATTGCGATCGGTGATGAACTCGATTTCGATAATGTCCGCTGCATCATGCGCCGGGTCAGTCCGCCGACCAACGCACTCACCACGGGGCTGTTCTCCACTGCTTCGATCACGATGGTCGAGGACATGCGCGATCCCGCCTCATGAGGCGGTTGACGCTTCTGCGTATCGCGACAGATCCACCCGCGCGGATATGCTCTGGGGTCAATCCGGTGATCATTCCAGCAGATGCGGTCGAATCTGCGGAGGCGCTTTATCTTGGCGGCGGTAAGCTGCTCAGCATTCCGGATCTCGAGCAGGTCATCAATGGCATTTCCTCGCGCATTGAGGTTGGTGTCAGCGGGGTAAGTGCTGCGACCGTCGCCCTGTTTCGAGACGAATCGGCGTCACTGCAGGGTGCGGATGTCGATATCGGCTTCGCCTATCTGGACGACGCCTATCAGGTCGAAGAGGTGGAATGGCTGGCGTCACTGAGGTGCGATTCACCGACGATCGACAGCCAGGACAGCCAGGGCGGACGAACTCGCACAATCAAACTCAGCATCGGAAGCGAGAATTCGGACAGGTCGCGCGCGCCGATCGCGTTCTGGACCGATGCTGATCAGCGCCGCCGATCGCCGACAGACAGGTTTTTCGATCACATCGCTGGCATCAGTTCCGGTACGTCTCGCCGATTCGGCCCGAGCGACGCGTGATCGATCTCGGCACCTTCCTGAAAGAGCAGTGCGCAAACTGCTCGCCATGGAATTGCTCGACGCTCGCCGCCGACTGGTGCGTAGCACTCGGCTATCCCGATTTTGCGTGGGCGTGGAGGGATATAACCGAGGCTGGCGCATGCGAGGCCGCTCCAGCAGAAGGGGGCGGGCTGGTGGCGCTTTGGGCCGCAGGAATTGGCGACTATCTCACAGTGGTCGATGGCCCGCCGCAGGCCGGCGATATCGCAGTCCTTAATGCTCAAGGATATGAGGCGGGCGGCATCTTCACGGGGGAGAGGTGGGCGATAAAGGCAGCGCGCGGCCTCCATTTCATCCCGGACGGCGCCGTCAAAATCACCAAGGCGTGGCGCACATGAGCAAGGTGTTCCGCGCCATCGTCGGGGCGATCGAAATCGTGGCTGGGATTGTTACAGCGAATCCCGCGCTGATCGCTGAGGGCGGCCTTATGATCTTCTCGGCGCTCACCCAGCCCGGCGCGCCGAAGCCGCAGCTTACAGAAACGGCGCTCAAGTCGCCAACTCCGGCTCGAGTCTCCGGCTATGGGCGCAACCGGATGCACCCGGCCTATGCTCTCTACACGGTCGCAAACGACGGCACAGCCTTTGATGCCTATGTGTTCCATGATGGCCAGGTCGATGGCATCGAGACCTATTATCTCGCCGACAAGACGGTATCGGTTAATGGATCCGGCTGGGTACAGCTCGGCGAGGCGAAGGAATATGGCGGCGGTAACATCATCAGGGTGGGTGCCACTCTCGGGCTTCCGACAGAGTCGGCGTTCTCGTATCTCGTCACGGAGCTGCCCGACCAATGGACGACGGATCACCGCGGCGATGGCTGTGTCACCGGATATGCCCGGTTCGGCCAGGTCAAGGGCAAGGACTTCCAGACGGTCTATCCGACTGGCGGCCCAAACCAACTTCCTCTATCGCTCGTCATGCGCCTGCAACTCGTGTTCGACTGGCGCGATGAGACGCAGGACGTTGATGACCCGACGACGTGGAGATGGTCCGAAAACGCGGTCCTGCATCTTGCGCACTACCTGCTGGTCCGCGACAACAAGCGGTGGGCTCGGCATTTCGCGCCCACGCTCGCCTATTGGACGGCAGCGGCGGATGATTGCGATCTGCCCATGTCGCTCAAGGGTGTCCAAACGATCCTTGGTGTAAAGGCGGACCACGGCAACACCTCGATCACTGTCACATCGGTGAGCGGCCTCGATAGCGGCATGACGATCGTTATTTCGGCGACCGGCGACACGTCATTAACCGAGACGCGGATAGTGTCAGGGATTTCCGGGCTGGTCGTCAGCTTTTCGGGCGGGCTGGCGAACGATCACCCAGTAGGTTCGCAGGTCACATGGGCATCGGACCCAGAGAGCCCCGCAACCGAGCCGCGCTACCGCAGCTGCGTCGCCCATAGCCATACCGATGAACATAAGGGCGTCGTAACCAACCTGCTAGCTGCGTTCGATGGCTGGTTGGCCCCGCGCTCTGATGGCGCGCTGGTGGTCTATTCCGGCCGCTATTACGAGCCAACCGTCACGATCGGCCCCGACCAGATCATCGGCTATTCCCTACAGGATGGCGTGGATGAAGAAAGCGCGCTCAACTATCTCTCGGTCACCTATGTCAGCGCGAACCACGATTTCAACGTGGTCGACACCGATCCATGGGTGGATGATGACGATATCAGCAACCGCGGCAAAGAGCTTTCAGGCCAACTCGCGGTGCAGTCGCCATCCTTCTCGCAGAACAGGCGCCTGGCAAAGCGCAAGATGGCCAAGGTCATGGCGCCGCAGCGCGGCACGGTCACGACCAACGCGGCAGGGCGGATCGTACTCGGTCAGCGATTCATCCGCCTGCAATTGATCGAGGCCGGCGTGACGTTCCTCGACGCCCCGGTTGAGATCCTATCACCCGTCACTCGCAGCATGCAGAACGGCGGCGTGGCATTCAACTGGGTTTTGGCGGATTCGAATATCGATGACTGGAACCCGGCGACGGAAGAGGGCGAGCCTGCGCCAGTCGGGAATCGCGTCGCCACACAGCCGTTGGACGCGCCTGTCATCACCGGGGCTACCGCCAACTTCGGCGCCGATAGTTCGACGGGCTCCCCTGGCGTCTTCGTAGATTTGACTATCGAGGCGCCCGACCGAACCGACCTGACATGGTATGCCCGCACGCGCCAAGCTGGGGCGACGACATGGGGCGAACGGCAATACACCGATGTTGATCCCGGAGCCACAGTCGAGATTGCGACAGAGTTCGTGCCGATCGATTCCAGCGTGGAGGTTGAGGTGGCATATCAAGTTGGCGATGGCCGGGTTTCGGATTGGTCCACGCTCGAGACGGTCAGCACGTCCAGCGCCTCGATCCCGCCCGCCCGCGTAACTGGCCTGACGGCAACCGGTGGCGTTGGCACGGCGACGATCGCCTGGAACAACCCGACGTCCGCAAACTTCGCAGCGACCCGGCTCTATCACGGTACGACCACGACTTTCGGCTCGGCAACGCAGGTTGGCAGCGACATCACTGGCATTGCCGGCGGCGCCGAAAGCCACCCGTCAACCGAGACGGCGGGCACGCGCTATTTCTGGGTCATCTCGGTCAGCACGGGCGGCGCGGCCTCTACGCCGGTTGGCCCGGTCAGCGCGACTGTCACCTAATCCGCCGTAATCGGCAGCAAGCCCGAACCCTAACGTCGCGCCACCTCGATCGTGGAGCGCCTGATGGGTTCTATCGTTACCCAATTTGCATCGGTGTACCGCGATTACATCACGGAAGGCGTGCCCGCATCCGGCGCCCATGACCCGGTCAAATCTGAAATCCGAGCTATCGGCGCAACGATCGAAAACGCACTCGGCACCCTGTCGTTGGGCAGCGTGTCGGTCACGAAAGACACGCGCGCGCATCTGAATGCTGACCTGGCGCATGCGGCCGATACGGTCGCGCTGGTCTATGCTGATGCGACCGACGCGAACAACGATCTCTATGTGAAGGTCGGCGCCTCGGGGACGGGCTCATGGACGCTAACCGGGATTCTTCATCTCGCTATCGGCGGCTTGACGGCCCCAGCGATTGCTTCAGCGACGGCGCAGGCAACGCTTGCCGGCCATTATGCCAACGACAATGTAGATTCCGACGTTCCTGGCGGTTCTGCGGGTGACCGCGGCGCGAAGTTTTGGGCGACGCAGGCGTCGGCTGCTACTGCGGGCATGGCGAGGTCCGTGGATGCCGATGCGCTTGTCGGCGGTCGAGCGCTGCCGGCGCCGCCATCTCGTGCCGCCTCGGTTGTCGGTGACACCTTCGTCCTGCCCAGTAGCGGTGACACAACCATCCCAGGACAGCTTACGGTCGATGAACTGGCCAACCCGACCGCAACAATCCAGTTGCTGCTACAGATCGTCTCAGGAAGCGCCGGCACCGCCTTTTCCGGCGCGCTCCTGCGCTGGTATAATTCGGTCGGGACGCAGGTCGGTTCCGACGTCGCGCTAACGAAGTCCGCAACGGCAATAACGCTTAATGCGGCCAAACCCAGCACGGCGGTAAGCTTTCAGGTTCACGTCCAGCCCGCCGTCGATACGACTGTTCGCCATCTGATAGTCTCGATCGGCAATCCAGCGCGACCAACCGTCGATCCTTGGTATCTGTCATTGATGGGTGTTGGGGTGGCCGGCAATGATCCGAAGCCAATCCCTTTTCATGTCAACCCAGGCCTGAGCACGAGTTGGAGCTACCCGCTCCAGCGCCTCAATATTCCAACTGCCGGCGGCTCAGCCGATCTACTGCTC